CGTTAGCCATTACAAGAGAGTTTTTGTATGCAGCTACGATTTCGTCAGACCAGAGTTCCGGGATAAAAGTAGCAGCGGTGGTGTTAGTTACATGATTTGAGCCAAGAGCCATAATAAAGTTCCTTTCAGAATGTGATTAAGACCTCACACGGTTTTCAGCGTAGGCTCGTTGAATTTCATCAGCCATTGCCATATACCGCTCTGGGTCATTTTGCATAAGTTTAATAATGTCAGACCTTCGGTAGATCTTCCGTGATGGTGCTTCACCGCTGCCTGCTACTGAGCCTGTACTAGCATTTTTAACCTGTTGTTTACGCTCTGTACGCTCGTTAGCAACTACGTTGTCTGTGTAGGCCTTACGTTCCTTCCAAGTGGTAAGGAGCTCATCGGCTGCTTCAGCATCATAGCTTGCATCGGCTTGTTTGAATAGCTGTAGACGAATCTTAGAGCCTGACACCCATTCACCAAAAGCAGGGTCTGTTCAGATCTGCTGAAAGTCTGGATGCTTAGCCTGTAGTTCCGCTAGAGCTTTCTGTTGCTTCATAGACTGTGACAGTTGCTCAGCTTCCTTAATTTTAGGATGCTTAGAAATAGCTGTCTCTACAGCCTTCTGAGGATCTAAGTACCAATCTACTTCTTCCTCTACTTCAGTCTGTACTGGGGTAGTCTTAGCTTCAAGTTGTGTCTTTACGAAGTCATCAACAATTTTACGTAACTCACCGACTTCTGAGCTTTGACGACCCAATAGCTTCTCAGCTTCTTGGTGCATCTTAGCAATTTCTGATGGTGTCTTGTTACGATACTTCTCTGGTAGATCATCTTCTGGCTCTAGTTGCGTTTCCTCTTGAGGGGCAACTTCGTCCATTACAGGATCATCTAGGTTTACAAAGTCTTCGTTGTTGTCTTCTTGACGCTCGTCATCTAAAAGTGTAGCCATATAAACTCCGTGCTTAATCGCATTGTGGAAGTAGCCTTAATGTTAATAGGGGCAGTAAGCTACTGTTTACCCTAAAGCATCCCATCATAAGACTCCCCTAAGATTCAGGGATGCTATATTATTATAAGTGAAGGTTAGCCCTTAAGCGTCTTCACTCGTGATTTCCTCATAAGCACTCTCAATGGCATTTTGAAAGCCTTGAATACGTCTGAGGATGGTTAGTTGGCCTTTATAGTTATGAAGCTCTTCAATAGAGTTTACATAACTAAGTGAATCAAGACTATCAACAATATTGTCAATGTCTTCCATCAGCAGCTGCCAACCGGGTCTGCTAAATAGATCAAAGTAATCTTCGTATTGCTTGACTAGCGAGTTGTCCATTAGGATTCCTTAGTCTTTGTTATATACCATACATTATACCACAAGTCAACATATTTGTCAAGAAGTTTTTGAACTTTTTCGTTGACTTGTAGGTGCTTTTGTAATAGGACGCTGCTCAAGACTAGAACAGCGCTCCTCAAGTTTACTGCATCTGGTCTGCAATGTTTCCACCTTGTTCAGTAGGTCCTGAAGAATTTCTACTGTTTGTTTGGGTGTTAGTAACATTCATAACTCCTTGCGCTGCTTTCATTTCAAGTTCTTTTTCTTTTAGTACAAGCTCAGCCACTCTAGCTCTACGCTCAAACTCTTTATCGTCTGCATCGCCCTTCTGCAGGTTACTGCTTAGGGCTTTGATACGATCAGTCTCAGAGTCAAACTGGGTAACAGAAGCCTCAGCACTATTCTTAGCTGCACGAGCTGAAAAGTCTGCTGCTTGTTGTTCAAACGCTGCTGTCTGTGCTGCCTGCATACGCATCTGAGCTTCATGCTGCTGTTGAGCCATTTGAGCCTGTTGTGGGTCTGGTTGTGCTGCTTGTTGTAGCTTAGTTATGAGCTCTTCACGGTTAGCTAAGTTCATGTTGTCTACAATGCTCTCGATAAGTGCCGCATATAGAGGGCTATCGGGTGACATAGTTTGTAGAAGCTGAACAAGCTGTGTTACTTCGTACTCACGAGCAATCAACCCAAGAGATGATGCAGCTACAAACTGGTAATCATTGACTGGGTAGCGCTCAGGATCAAACTGCATGTAACGATAAGCAGCTTTACGTACAAAGGGTAACAGGAAAGATTCTTGGAAGTTGATTAGTGTACGCTTGTGGCGCTTAATAATCGCTCCAAGGCTCATGCTGATGCCTGCTGCAGTGCCTTCACCGTTAATAGAGCCCGGAATACCTGCAGCGTCAATAGCCCCTGTAGCCTGCTGTACCATCTGCTGTAGTGCTGCAGCTTGGTTAAAGGTATTAGGGTCTAGGTTACCAAACTTAAAGGGTTGTAGGATCTCCGCAGGATTACCATTCGTTAGGATCGTTTTACCCGGACGAATCTCCATCTTAGTACCACGAGGGAGCCTAGAAGCGTCTACAGCCATCATAGGGTGTACTGTGAGGCTAAGAGCATCAATACGAGCACGTAGCTCTGTATCAAGTGCTTTCTGGCTGTTGTAGCCCTTCTCACAGATACCCCGGCCCCAAAAACGACTAGGTACTGCGTCCCAAGCGAATGCTACTACAGGACGGTCTTGCATCATGTAGGGATTCTCTTCAGCCTTTAGAAGAGTACCACCATTAGCAATAACAATAATGGCTTCAACGTACTTAGATCCTTTAGTGTTATCTGGATTGAGCTCTACTACTTCTTCATCCTCATCCATGACCTGTGAAGCTTCAAAGAGGTAACGAGGAACTAGACCATAGTACTTAGTTAGACGTACTTTGTCATTGTCATAGATAGCAAGTTCTTTATCAGCTTCTAAGTCCTCATCAGGTGCATCAATCGTAACTTCAACATCACGATAAATACCAGCCTCTTGCATCTGTTCAATCTGATGTAGAGGTACAAACTCATCAATAGCTACACCAAGAGCCTCTTCAATGGACACTGCAGCTGGATCAATGAGGAAGTTCTGAGGCATCACAGGTCGAAGTTTAACTACAGTTCGATCACGTTCTGACACACCTATGGCTGTAGCTTGTCCATCCATGATAGGCTGTGTAGCTGGTCGAATGTCTTTAACTTCGTCAAGTACAATCTCACCAACGCCTGTACCAAAGATAGCTGAGTTAAGTATACACTCTGCTACAGCTTTACGTACTTTACAGTACTCAAAGTCTTCAGTCATTAGAGTACGTAGGACTTGAATGTCCATACGATTCTTATCCTGACTGTCGTCTTTAATGTCAAAGAACTTACCACGTCCAAAGGTAGCTTCTTCTACTTCGGCTACAGCGCTCTCTACAGCCTGTTGTAGAGCTGGGGAGATAATCTTAGAGCGCTCTGACTGACGCATAGAGTCACTACCAGCCCAAATACCACGCCATAGTCGGTAGTATTCGTCAAAGTTCTCTTTATAGTTAGATTCGTAGTGATCCCGCCAATTCTGTACTTTATCCATTACCCAGTCTTCAACTGACTGTTCTATGATAAAACTATCTTCTTCAAAATTCATGTGTATTTCCTGTTGTGCTACGGCCTAGTAGCCTGTGATTGGATCAAGGACTTCGTAGTCATCTTCCTCAAAGTCTACGTAGTAACTAACCTTGGCTAATTGGTCTATGTAGGCTAATGCGTCTATAAGGTCATCGTGGACTAGCTGGTTTGGAAACTGAAATAACTGGTCACAAAACTCTGTATTCCAATCACCTTCTCCAAGAACTACTTGACCATTCTCAAAGCGTCCCTGCAGTGCCCAAACAACACGATCTATCTTCTTTTGGTTACCGTGTGTTAGTTCCTCAACCCTAAAATAGCGCTGATTAGCCTTCATAAGGTCTGTTAGGTAAGGGAGTACAGCGTTCTTTAGAGCTCCTTTTTCGATCCCTATAGATACTGGACGGTACTTAGCCACAGCGTTAAAGATCTTAGCAGCTGTCTTTTTAATATCCCAACGACCATAGATGATGTCAGCTACGTACCAGCCCTCAGTGTTAGCTTTTACAACCGCTATTGCTGTTTGGTCGAGCTTCTTAGCCTTAGATGTATGTGCATGAGCAACGTCAGCAAAGCCTGCAAGGTCTACAGCTATGTAGTAATCACCATCATCAGGCTCATCCCCAAACTGTATCCAGTCCTCTTTAAAGATCTCAGAGCCTAGTGCCTCAAAGGATGCCATGAACTCTTGTCGGAAAGCATAGGATGACATAGACTTCTTAGCTACATCAATCTCACTAGGGTCTAACAGAGGGTTGTCATAGGATGTAAAGTGCCATGCTTTGTACGTAGGATCTTCTTCAGTGGCTGCGTAGGTATATAGGTCATAGAAGTGGTTACGGCCCATTGGAGTCCCAATGAACATGGCATCACCCTTCTGGTCGGCAAGCGCTGGACGAAGTATCTGCTCCCAAACAGTGGGCTTCATATCCGCATATTCGTCCAAAACTAGGAACTTTAGGGATACACCACGCATAGTCTCAGGTCTATCAGCACCCTTTAAGGCTATAGTAGCACCATTAATCAGTGTTATCTGTAGGTTGTTAATGTGTGTACTTTTAATAATGGGATGCGCTAGTTCCAATAGCGTCTGCCACATAATGTCCCTAGCTTGTCCCTGTGTAGGGGCTACGTAGAAGACATGCCCTTTAGTGGCCTGTAAAGCGTATATAATTAGCATCCAAGCTGCTAGACGAGACTTACCAGTCCTTCGACCTGCAGCGATGATCTTGAAGCGAGTCTTGTCGTTGAAGACATCTTGCTGCCACGGGAGTAGCTCTACATTTAACTCAGACATCTCGGAAGTCTCCTTCTATGACATCATCGTCTTTAGAGTCATTAGAGCCGCCTATATTGATCGTATCAGTCCCAACACCGCTAATAGTGATACTAACAGCATTACGCTGATTGCCCTTAGTGACCTCTTGTTCAAACATACCCGAAGGTAATATACGATCCATAACGAGCTTCCAAGCCGCTGCTTGGTTCTTATGCTCATCGTCCAAAGCCGCACTAAGAATAGCTTCTAACACCTGTCTACTTTTA